GAAAGTTTAAATTCGCTTTCTGTTCTTCAAGTTTTTTAATTTTTTCTGCCGTCGTTCCGGGTGCAGCAGCAGTTTTTCTCTCTTGCTCATCAACTGTTCCTGGCATTAATTTGGGAATGACCGCACCAGCAACAAATAATCCGGCACCAGCAATCGCAGCAGCTGCTAATGGGTGGGCAGCAGCAAGTTTTGCAATGGTCATCGCGATCTTAGGGATGAACTTTAAAGTCATCAAGATCAACTTAGTGATAAATCTACCTAAGGAATTACCAAATAATAAGTATGCAGCAAGGATTGCTGGCCATGTCTTCTCTAAGAACTTACCAATTGCAGTTAGTTTTCTTTGATTGTCTGGATTTCCAATCCAATCAATTAGTTTGACAAGGAATCTACCAATTAGAATTGTTTTTATAAAATCAAATATCTTTCCAAAAAGTCCTTTTACTGGACCAAGAACTTTATTTGCTGCCTTTGCCAAACCTTTGAAGACATTACCTTCTAATTTCTCTTCCTTAGATTTTCTTGTTCTTCTCTCAGTAGATTGTCTTTCTTGATTTGATTGTTTTTTATCAAATTCATTCTGCTTTATCAGAGTATCACGAATTGACGTGACAATTTTTAGAATCTCCTCAATTATATTACTACTTTCTTGAGGAACTGCTTTACTTATATTATCTGCCTTTACTACGGAACCTGCTTGTCTTTTAACTAAGGCACCACCACCTCCCCCAGGAAGTGCTGTTGGTCCCTTTGAAACTGTTGCTGATTGTTTTTTATCTAATACTTTCTCTACAAAATCTTGGAATCCAATCTTATCGTTTCTCTTCTTAAATCCTTCCTTTCTCTCTTCAGGGGATAATTGCTCACCATCAATGGTTCCCTCAGCAGTAAGTTCCTCAACATACTGCTGGTATCTTTCTTCACCTAAAAACTTAGAACCGAACTTACTTGATGGCATTCCTTTGCTTTTGCTTTAATTCTTCTTCCTCAAGATGATGTTGTAATAATGCAACGTAGATGTCTCGTTCCCAAGGCATCAAGTTTTCAATCTCAGTTAATGAATATTTATGGTACTGTATCAAAGCAAAGTTGAGTCTATAGTAGTTCTCCAGATCCATATGGATCATGGCTACGCGAAAAAACCCGCAAGACCCTCAATCACTACTTCATTGTCTTTCTTTGTCTTTGGATTCTTTACTTTGATTTTATGCGAAAGTTTAGGCATCGTCTCAAAGAACTTCTCAATCTCTTTGAACTGAGAAGAATTCATCTGCTCAAGAAAATCTACAATCTCTTTCTTAGAACAATCCTCCACTGCCCAAACTTCTTCTTCCGTAAAGATCTTATCAATACAAGTTGCAATCAAATCAAATGATTGCTCCATGGCATTCTGTTCAGTAAAGTCAAAATTATTTTTGATAAACTGATCAAGAGATGGATACTTCATCTCCATCATGATATTATCATCAACTTTAATTTTATTAGTATGTTCCTCATTCTTCTGAACTTTGATGTCATCCAAATTAATTGTTACAGGAACTTGTGTCTCACCATCATCCTGGCAAGTCACAGTAACTTCTATTTCTTCTCCAACAGACTTACCCCGAATGTTCAAAAACAAAAATTCAATATCAAATGTAGGGAGTTTCTCTACCTTAATATCTTTTGTCTTAATGCAATTCTTGATAACGTTTTTGATCGCAGTTGTGATTTGCTTAGTGTCTTCACTCTCCAATGCAATCACAAGAACTTTCTCTTCTTTTACAAGAAACGGTCTGTACTCGATCGTTTGTCCTGTTGACGGTAGTTCAAGTTCATATACCGGTGTGGCAATCTTAGGTAAAGGCATGATGTCCTATAAAATTTTTCAGTACTATTATTTATTAACCGATCCCAGCAGATCTTAATAAATCATTTGCTCCAAGTGGAAGATTATTTCTAAACAGATTGAGGAATTGATCACCATTAAAACCTGCTTGATCTCCAGGATTAAACAAATCGAATGGGTTAAATCCTCCTTGTGATCCAGTTTTACTTGGAGTCTTCAGCACAATATATCTGATGTAACTCATTGATACGGTGACTTTCAAAAGAGATGATGCATCAAATGAAACTGGCATCGATGAAATACTCAAAGGAAATGACCTGATGAATTCATAGGTCAATTGCTGCTGATAGTCTCTCTCAAACTTTATCACTTTCAGTCCTTGATCAGCAATATAATCATTAGGATACTTTACCCTATAATTATACTCTCTTGATGCAAGGTTTGGTGGTTGGTCAATAACGGGTCCACCACCACCAGAGAACGGATTATCATCCTGTTCTTCATTCATGATGTAACTAATCCATCCCTCGAAGAAACGAATTGCTGTGTAATTTTTAGCATCAACATAGAAAGTCAGATCGATTCTGTCATCAAACTGTCTTCTATATGCGTGCTTCTCTGTTACACCAGTGCGATCATTATTATTTTCAAGAGTTGTTAATTGCGACCCTGGAAGGCTTGCCTCAGAGCATGACAAATTTACATCATCTTGATTGACACCAAGAAAACTTCTAACCGCTTGAGGGAAAGAAAGTTGCACCTCAAAGTGGGAGGTAAGGGCAGGTCTTAATAATTTAGATTTAATGTCTGATACAGACCTTGGAGTAGGCATCTATAAATAATTTTTTAACCTTATATATTATGTATGGCAGAAAGTATCAAGAGTAAATACAGACCATCATATCCAAGTAAATATAAGGGTGATCCTACTAATATTATATGCCGAAGTAGTTGGGAACGCAAGTTTTGTCGTTGGTGTGACTTGAATGAAAATATTTTACAATGGGGTAGTGAGGAGTTTCACATTCCATACGTCTCACCACTTGATCGTAGAGTTCACAAATACTTTCCAGACTTTATTATTAAGGTGAAGGAGAGCACTGGTCAAGTCAAGACTTATGTTATAGAAGTAAAACCAAAGAAGCAAACAAAACCACCAGCAAAGAGAAAGAGAGTTAGTCAATCATACATCTATGAATGTAAGACTTGGGAAGTGAACAAAGCAAAGTGGAAAGCTGCTCAAGAGTTTTGTGAAGATAGAAGAATTGAATTCAAGATCATCACAGAGGACGAGTTAGGTATCAAATGAACCGTATCGAACCAGTAAAACAAGACATTCAATCCGAGTCTGATGTTGATGACAGGATGGAATTAATAATGTATGCACTGAATGATACTGTGACACCCATACCTGAAGAGGGAAATATCTGTACCTTTAAGTATTATGCAAAGACTCCTAACATAAGATATGACCAACATCCATTGGTTGCGGTGACTGATTTATTCAACTGGGGATTTCGTGGAATCAACTTTCATCACCAAGAATATAGACAATATACCTGGGAAGAGTTAGGAACTCAAGTCTATATTGTTCAGCAAGATGAACTTGATGATCTACTATCTCTATCATATGGAAAATTGGTGCTAAATAAATAAAAAACTTGTGCAATAATGGGTTTATTCGGAGCAGGTGATCCACCATGTCCAGCAGGTAGTATTTGTAGCGGTCAAGCTGCCACGATGGTAGGCAGAAAGACAGAGAAACGTGGAAGTAGAACTTTCACGACAAATCAAGGTACAAAAGTATACCATGCAACTGCAACAAAATTAAGAACTGATGGTCCACCTATAACTGATGTTTACATTATTAAAGATGGTAAGTGGCAAAAGGCAGCTACCAGTGAAGATGGTGGAAAGACATATACTTATGAAGATGATGTGGCAGGTGCAGGGTTAAAAAATGAATTAAGTGATCCTAAAGGAGGAATTCATAAAAATGTTGATGCAAATATAAACAAAGCAGCAGATAAAGCAGGTGTTCCTAAAGAAACAAAAGATACATTATTAGATACCAATCCAAATAAAGCCGGAGAGGATGAAGATAAAACTGGAGATTCCCAACCAGTTACAGATACTTCTGGATTAGTTTCAAGAGATATTCCAGTTTCAGATAACACAAGAAAATCTTTTGGAAATTATATCTATCCAATAGATCTTGGAAAGACAAAGCAAGATGTAATTAAATTTACAATGCTTGAGTATGTTCCAAAAGACTTTAATCAAAGTGGTCAATTTGGATTTAGTAACAGAGATAAACCAGAGGATAGAAACCCCATAGGAACTGTCATCTTACCTATACCTGGTGGTATTCAAGACAATAATTCTGTCAGTTGGGCGGGACAAAACATGAATGCCCTTGAGGCAGGTCTTGCTAACATCGCGCTTAATACTATTGAACGCGGAGTAGAGGGTGCAGGTGATGCATCTAAGGCAGTTTTAGATGCACTTAAAGGTGGTGGTGGTGAAGCAAAGACTGCACTCGCAAATGCTTTTGCAGGACAGGCAACTGGAACAGGTGGTCAACTCTTAACAAGAACAACAGGTGCAGTCATCAACCCTAACCTTGAACTTCTATTCTCTGGTCCTGCACTCAGAACATTCTCATTCTCATTCAAAATGAATGCAAGAGAGAAAGCAGAGAGTGCAGAGATTGTAAAGATTATTAGATTCTTCAAACAAGGATCTGCAGCACAGAGAAGCACGTCTAATTTATTCCTAAAGTCACCTCATACTTTTCAGATTCAATATCTTCATAGGGGCCCAGAGGGTAGTGATAATCCTTTTATGGGAAGAATAAAAGAGTGCGCCCTTCAATCTGTTGGAGTTAATTATACTCCAGAAAATAACTATGCGACTTTTCCAGATGGTGAAATGGTATCATATCAAATCACACTAAACTTCAGTGAACTTGAACCTGTATTTAATGATGATTACTCACAACTTGATGGTGATGCTGACACTCTAATCGGTTTCTAAAATGTCAAATTACTTCAGTCAACTTCCAGATTTTGAATATGTCAGCAGACTTCCCGATGCGAAGATCTCTGATTACATTCAAGTAAAAAATTTATTTAAAAAAGGAAAACTCAGAGAGGATATCTTTCAAAGTGTTGCTGTCTTTGAAAAATATCAAATTAAAGGTGATGACAGACCAGACAATGTAGCATTCGATTTTTATGGAGACTCAAAGTTAGATTGGTTAGTTCTTGCCTGCAATAATGTTATTAATATTCAAAGTGAGTGGCCATTAAGACAGACAGATTTTGATCGCTACATGCTTGATAAGTATGGAGACTATGATACTCTCTTCAATGGTGTTCATCATCATGAAACCACAGAGATAAAAGATGGTAGTGGCGTTGTTCTAATGCCTGCAGGTCTTAGATGTGATTCAACGTTTGCCTTTTCATATACTGATAGTAAGAGTGATACTTTATTCAACTTATCCAACATTGCAAAGGAAGTTACCAACTATGAATATGAATCACAGATTGAAGATGACAAGAGAAATATATTCTTACTGAAGTCCAGATACCTTAACATTATTCGCGATGATCTGGAAGAAATGATGACATACAGAAAAGGATCCAGTCAATATAAGACTGAATCCTTGAAAACTGGAGATAATATTAGATTATTTCAGTAAATTAATATATGCTGCGATAACCAGAAGGGTTAAACACAACTGGTTGTATCTCATCATTCCTCAGCAAGTTTCTGGAAGTAAGACAGAGCATCATCTTCATCAGAGTCATTAGACTTAGGAGTGATGTCTGGTGCATTGAAGTCAGCAGCAGGTTCAGGTGCCTTTGACTTGAAGTCAGGGGTGAAAGATCCACGACCTTCACTTTCATCTTCCAGGTCCTCATCCAGAGCACGACGGGTGGTCTTCTGACCCAGAACCATCTTCAGACGATTCTCCAGTTGCTCATAGGACTTGAACTGATCTGCAGCAGTCAGGGCAGTAAGCGAGTACTCTTTTTTCCACAGGGCTTCAAGAGCATCGTCGTCATCCAGGAGTGGTGCAACGCGATCAAATTCAGACGAGTCATAATTCCAGTAGCCTTGAACCTTCTTGATCTTCAGTTTGAAGTTAGCACCCTGCCAGAAGTCAAAGGGATTGATAGGAGTCTCATCCTCAAACTCAGGTTGCATTGCTTCCATGATCTTGTCAAAGATCTTCTTACCATACTTAAACAGGAAGACTTTACCTTCGTTATGAGGGTTTGTCTTGTCCTGCACAACATAGATGTTGCTGTAGTAGGAAAGTTTACGCTTCTGCTTACGAACAGTGTCCTTATCGGTCTCGTTACCACTGTTCCACAGTTCACGGTTGTATTCGCCAAGAGGATCCTTCTGACCAATAGTAGTCAGTGAGTTCTCAATGTACCAACCACCAGGACCTTGGAAGGCGTGGGAGTACATCTTTGCCCAGGGAAGTTCTTCTTCGTTAGGGGCAGGCAGGAAACGGATGACTGCATAACCATTGCCAGTCTTGTCCATTTCGGGTTTCCAGAGACGGTCATCTCCACCGCCACCAGTATTGTTCATCTTCTCAACTTCCTTAACCAGTTTAGAGGTCAGTGAACCAAGAGAAGATTGCTTCTTAAGATTTGCGAAAGACATAGGATTCGTTGTGTTTGTACGTATTTGGCTTTTGTGTACCCCATTATTCTACACGCTGGAGTCGGCGTCGTCAATACTCTTTTTCATTACATCAAGCATCTTTTCCATATTAGAAAAGACGACACTCATATCAACCTCTGATGAGAGACCCATCATTTGAGCAGAGTCAACAATATTTTGTTTCATAAGTTTTGCATCTGGGTCGTCGGAGAGACTCAGACGAGTATAGAGAATCTTTTGTTTCTCTATTAGTTTTCCCAGAAGTCCAACATGAAAAAGTTTTTCTTCTTTATTCATAGTTGGAAATTTGAAGACGTTGGTATAAACGTCTTCTTGCAGTTCACTAATTTCTGTCATCTCTGCACGGACGACTTCTGAGTCAAAAAAACTCATTCCTCTTCAGACTCCTCTTCGGGTTCAGATTCTGATTCAGCATTTGCCTCTTCAATTTGAGACAGTGCATCAATAGCACCAAGAATCTTCAGGTAAGTGGTGCGAAGTGTTTCAAGCTGCTGTTCAATCTCAACTCTCTGCTTGAGCAGATTTTCTAATACGGTTGCATTTTCAAGTGCCATGGACCATCTCCTTCAGAATTTTTTTGTAATGGAATACATCGATATTTAGGAACGGAGAATACTTTCGCATTCTCATACTGACGGTTTCCCACACCGGGTCTGTCAGTTTTTTATCATAATCAGTTCGATAACCAAGTATCTTATCACAGATCACCATTGTCTCAAGAGAAACATCTCCGCTGAGATATCCTTTGAGTATTGGTGAATGTCCGTTTAAACTTGCAAAAGCATCATTGATATCTCTATTTGCAAGCACGGATTCCATCTCCTGTTTGAAAACATAAGAGAGGGATTGTGTTCGTCTTTTCCATGAGGTATATCTACCTTCACCCTCTCTGATCATTTCTCCAATCCATAGTTTACCTGGGTCAGTGCAGGTGACAAAATTGGAAACGAAGAACTCAACAACTTCTCGATCAGATTTATTACGTGCTAATTTTTCAAACCAGAATCTATCTTTCCTCTTATAAAAAGACTTTACTGTAGCACGGCTCTTACCACAATACTTGTGATAATCATACTTCTCTTTCGTGAAGTGATTCTTCAAGGAAAGATATTGCTTATATGCGTCAAAGGGCATCATGAAAAAAGTAATAGGGCAATTTTTTTGCCGGAAATTTTTTTCCCTCTAAACTGAATTAGAGGGGTAATTTTGCTCTGGAACTCTTCTTCAAGAAGTTTAGTTCCATTGCTTCGTACTTGAGTTTTTCTTTGAGAGGTTTAGAAATAAGTTTGGGAACAGATTCAACATCAATGCTTTGCAAATCACAGAAGTGAATGATGGCATCAATGTAACTCATTCCTTCATTTTCACACACAAGACTTTCAATCTCTTGTGCAAATCGAGAAGGGCAGAAGAACTTACTCTCTAATACTTTTTCTAATTCATTCTCCATTCTCTGACCTAAGATTGTGAGATACAAATTCCTTAATATATCGAACTAACAATTTAATATACTCCCCTTTATCACGTTTGTCAAATACTTTGACCTCACCACCAGGAGTAACCATAATGGTGATTAGTTTTTTAACGGGAATACCTGTGAGTTCATAGTAAGCAGAAGCATAGAACATTTCTTGAACGAAATAGTTCTCCAACCACTTTTCAGGTTTAATCTTTTCTGATGTTTTGAAATCAATGACTGCAAGTTCTCCTTCGTACTCTGCTATGCAGTCAACTCTACCAGCTAAACCAAGGTACTCAGAGTATAGAGTCCTTTCTATAGCGTGTACATTATTTATCTTGTCCAGATATGGTTTAGCATGATGAAACATAAACTTAGTCAGAGGTCTAAACTCATCCCAGTTTATTTCTTTGTTCAGCATGTAGAGTTCGGTTGCTGAGTGGAAATCAGTTCCCCGAGTAGTTGCCTTCCTGGTGATCTTATTTGCCTCTTCGATACCAATCCTTGCTCTCCACTTAGCAAAGATCTCTCTGTTATAGAAAGAGGTTACGGATGTAATAGAAGGCACCCAATCTCCACTTGGAAGGTTGTAGAGACGGATGCCGTTGGTTTCCTTTTTGTTTAATTCAAGATCACCGAGATAATTATGATGAATAAAATTCATGTTTTACATAGTTTCCATTTTAGCAAGTAAATATTCCTTCACTAATCCAGAGCGAACGATGTCTTCAACACCGAACTCAACGATATCAACTGAAGGCATGATGCGTAAGATCTTCATGAAGTCTGCAATACCATTTCTTTCCTTATCTTTAAGAAGGTCAGACTGAGTTGCATCACCACAGAACATGATCTTACTATTTTCACCAACTCTGGTGATAATACTATCAAGTTCATGATAGTTCAAGTTTTGGAATTCATCAACAATGATGATTGCATTATCTAAAGTTGTACCACGAATGAATGAAGTAGACCAGAAAGAGATGGTTCCTTGAGTCTTCAAGTTTCCATACAGCATTTCAAAGTCTGCTTCTGTGGGAAGTTCAAACATGAACTTCACCATATTCTTATATGGAATTTGATAGAGAGAGGACTTATCTTCATGATCTCCAGGTAGGAAACCAATCTCTCTGGTCGCTACAAGCGATCTAACGATGTAGATCTTCTCGTAGGGTGTCTTCATATCAAAGACATCACGCAAAGCGTTGTAGAGGGTAATGAAGGTCTTTCCTGTTCCCGCACAACCATACGCCACAAGGTTCTGATTGTTTTTATAGCAACGGAAAAGTTCTTCCTGGTTCTGTGTCAGAGGCTCGATGGGTTTCATCAAGTCTGTGTTTAGTGGTTTCTTTCTTTTCATGGTTTTGTTGCTCATTCCAAATGGAACGATTGGGGACTGAGACTTTCTTTTTGCGGGCATAGAAAAGATTAAACGGGACGAACGTTGGATCCTGGCATTTTCGATGCCTTTCGCAAGACATCGTTCCAGCCTGGGTGAGATTTCTTAAGTTTATCGTAAACCTCACCAATCTCTCCAAAGTTCGGTGCGTTCTCTGCTGTAAAATATCTTTCCCACTCTGGGTTATCAACTTTCCACTGGTCCCAGTCGTGAATACTCATCTTCACGTCTTTGGTTTCACCAGTCTCTTTATGCCTTACTGGGTACGTTGCCATAAATCACCTATCCGTGTAACTATTTATTAAATCCATTCCATTGCTTCTGCAACGGATGGGAACTGTTCGATGAAAATTTCTTTTGCACCAAGTGCGATGTCCATGTGTTCTTTCTGTGTTCCATTTGCAGAACGCAAATCGATATAATGGATCCACGACCGCACAGAGCCCGTCATGTAAATTTTTGTTGGACATGCTAAAGGAAGCACAAAACGAGCACACTCCTTTGCAATCGATGCATTAAGCATTTCTTTATAGAGTTTCATACCCTCGTCAAAATGTGCTCTCATTTTGATCTGAAACTCCTGGTTGATAAACGGGTCAACGTCATCAATAGAATTCTGACGATTCTTGGTGTCTTGCCTGCGTAGTTCAGGTAGAGGGATCGTCTCCGCGAGTAGGGAAGAATCAGCATAGCGTTGGGAAAACTCTTGATATGTGAACGAGCGGTGACGAAGCACTTGAGCCGCCACTCCCCTGGTGGTATTGACCTCCAGGGTCATGAATGCTTGCTCAAAAATACTCCAGTGCTGATGCTTTACACAATACTTAAGGAGACCCGAGAACTTTTCATTTTCCTGGTTGTTTGGATTCGACACACGGGCACAATATGCCATGTGCTTCTCTGCGTCAGGAGTAACGCTAATCAGTTTAGTCGGGGTATCCGTCATCGTCATTAAAAATTTCGTCGTAATCTGAAATGGGTGCGTAGTAGGAAGCAGGATCATCAAAGTTTTCCCGCTTATCTGTGTATGCTTTTGGATCAGAATATACTTCCGATTCAAGTGCTTCTACAAGTAGTTTTAAGTTTCTTACTATCAACTTTAGTTTATCTCTTTCCATAAAAAATGGGAGGTAACCCTCCCATCTTATCATTATTTAATTGGTAAGTCAATCACTTAGTGTAAGTCTTACCACGATAGCAGAATGTACCGTGAGTTTCCTTACTCTCTACACAACGAGTATCATACTCAACACCACGATATGAGGTGTGAGAGATTTGTGCGTTATGAAGGGCAGCAGCTTTGTTAATCTGCTTGCGAATGAGATTGAGTGTGTTCATGAGTTTACTCCTGAAGTAGTAGGGATTTTACTCCGTTCCTTCAGTCGTTTGC